GTCACCCGGAGTGATACCTGTCGAACCGATGTCACCCGCTACGGTCGTGTCAGAAACCGTGAAGGTGAGGTCGTAGGGGTCAGCATCAGATCCAGTAGAGACATCAGTCCAGTTGATGTCGATTCCGCCACCCTCGACGAACTTGACTTCCTTGGCATCCGAGATCGCCACCTCCGTCCCATCCCCGTCCTCCAACTGGAAACTCGTCATCCCGCCGCCGCCGCCACTGACCGTCTGCCAGCTGCAGGTCCCATCCCCGTCCTCTCGGAGGAACTTGCTGCCCCCGGTTTCACCCGTGGAGACCAACTCGGTCCCCTCAAGGTTGACCGTGAAGGTGAGGTCGTAAGGATCAGAATCCGACCCGGGAGAGACATCGGTCCAGTTGATGTCGATTCCCGTGCCCTCGACGAACTTGACTTCCTTGCTCTCCGTGACGGTCACCTCAGTCCCGTCCCCATCTTCCAGGACGAATCCAGATCCCATCGTGTTGGTATCAGCGGAGAGGTCAGTTTCACCAAGCTCGTTGCTACGCCAGTAGGGTTTCCCGTCAGTCTTCACGTAGAGCAGGCCACCATCGCCGTCCGCAGGGGCGGATGGAGTTGATACCTCGCTTGAGATGTGGAAGATCCCGCCAATCTCAAGGATCTGATCCGGGTCATCCATACCGATCCCGACGTTCCCGTCCTTGTCGATCCGCATCCTTTTGAACAGGCCACTCCCGTTGCACGTCCTGAACACCATTCGGGACGGAGCACCTCTGCTGGCATCGGATACCGATCCATCCACCTCGAAATCGATCCTGGTGACCTCCTGGTAGCTGTTGTTATCCCCCACATAGGCGTATGAACTGATCGTCAGCAGGTCATCGTCATCAACAACCGCAGCCCGGTCATCCAAGGTTCCCCTGGACTTTCTCGACTGAATGGACCCGGAGTTGACCGATGCCTGTATCCGCTCAAGCAGAAGCGAGGCACCTGCAGTCTCCTTCACCACATGCAGGGCCGATTCCGGGTCGTTGGTGCCCAGTCCCAGTTCCTTGAGTACGGAGTGGCCACCAGCCATCTGCGCTTGGGCACGCCGTTCCCTTGGTGAGGAACCAGCCGGAATACGGGGCTGCTCGAATCCAGTGTTTGTAGTCATTAGTAGTAAATCCTGCCAAACCTGCCTGATGTCTCGCTGAACACAGCCTGCAGTAACTCCATCGCCCAGGCCTGCCCCACACTCGTATTCGCCAGCTTCAGGAAGATAGCATGCCCTTGGGCCCTACGCCGTTCCGCGACATTCCTGCCAGCTGACAGCGTAGCCGTGTACAGGGCCGTAGTCTGGTTGTAGGCATCCTCCGCGCTGTTACCTCGGAACACGGACATCGTGACATCCGAGGACCCCTTTGCCAGCAACGTCCTGATCTCGTTCACGTTCACCGTGCCAAGAGCCCTCGGGAGGATAGGGCCAAAGTAGACGTGGCTACTGATCGCGACCCCGTCATCATCCGCAGCGTCTACGTCCCACTTGCGAATGTAGGCATCCCTGCCCCCCATCAGGATGGCCCTGTCAGCAGCATCGTCGCCGTCAAACACATGCACTGCTCTCGCATCATGCAGGTTGTTCGACGCAAACTTGTCGATCCACCAACTGTTGGTTCGCGTATCGTAGAAGTAATGCTCGTTGGAAAAGTCTTCCGCCCCGAGAGGGGTCACAAACACATGCACACCACGCTCACGCTCGTTCCAGACAAGCCGCACGAGGTTGGTGTTCAGGTTGATGTTGTTCATCCGCTCTTCAAAACGGCCCTCGGTGATCTTCTGCACCCCTTGCCCGGGGGTGCCCCGGTAAACGCCACCGCGTGTACCGAAGAGGTAGAACTCGCCACCGGAACCACGACACCACGGCCTGCCCCAGGGTGTGCCCACTCCATTGATGATCTCGTCCAACCGGCCACCCAGCATCGGGTCGCCTGTCATCTGCCAGATACTGTGGTCGCATCCGAAGATCAGGATGTCGTCGCTGACAGGTATGATGCACCGGATCACGTCAGGTGCCTTGCCCGCTGGTGAGTTCACCCCGGCAACAGCCTGGGTCTCGGTGATCGTGTCAGGGGAATATTGCCAATCGAAGGCATCCCCCACCTTGCTCATGTACCACTCAGAAGGGTCCTCCTGTGTCCCGGACATCACGATCCGGCCACGCCAGTTCTCGATCAGGGTGGGCCGCTTGTCGGCAGCATCGATCGGGAGAGTGCCACTGGTTGGCGTCCACGTCGTCATCGTCCGGTTGGAGGCCTTGTAGTACTTGGCCGATATTCCATCCGCGTAGAACAGGTTGGTCCCCAGCTGGGCAGAAAAGATGACCGGGGCATTACGGTTCAGCACAGGCACGACGATGGTGCCGCCATCGGTGATTTCCGTCCACTGAAGCTCATCGAATTCCTGCACATGACCGCCTGACACGGCCAACCGCACGGTCTGACGCTTGGAAATCGCATTCGACGGGTTCAACGCATACGCAGCTGCACAAGAAGCTCCGCGATGCGCTGATGTCCCGGCACCGTGGCTGGCGATCCATGACCCAGTTGCCGTATCCGAGGGAGTTGCCGCCTCGGTAATCCGGGCCACATTGTTGGAAGTGGCGACCGCGAACAGCCGGAACCCGCCCTTGTCGTCGACATCGACGACGTTCCAGTTCTCGATGGTGTGGGGATCTTGAGACGAGGACAAAGCTCCATTAGATACCGCAACGATTCCGAAGGATCTTCCGCTGCCATAGACGCTTCCTCCCACCACGCCAAGCCGGTCCAGGATCGGATCGTATGCGATCGATCTGGTGGTCCCAGCATTCGTCTGCTGCCATTGCTGCACCCCGTACTTGTTCACCTTCGTCACGGCGTGGCTGAACGTGGAGCCAGAACGGGTCAGGCAGTAGAAGTTACCCTCATCATCAGCTGCGATGTCCAGTTCCTGGTTCGTGTCGGTTGGCGTGGAATCAGGCGCGTAAGTCTGCAGTTCCTTCGCCACAACCTGCTCACCAACCTCCTCATCCAGCAACTGAAGACACAATCGTGCGTTATGCGAGATCGTGAATGTGCCAGACCCCCCGGACTCGGTCAGCGTGATCTTCTTGTTAGATACGGCTGAGCCCTGCTGAGAAATCGCGACAGCAATGGCGGCTCCACCACTAGCGGTGATCGTGGGTAGCACCACGTCTTGAAGACCGAGAGTCCCCTGGAACTCGATGGTGACCGGGGCCGTCCCAAGCGGACCACCCGTGCAGGCAACCTTCCCGTTCAGGTGAGACAATGCCTCCAGCTTCTCCTGAACGGAATTTCCAGAGGAATCTGAGGCCACAGCATCCTTCTCTATGCTCGCGGTGACCGTGTCAGAGGCTGCTGCAGGGGCACTATCGTTGAAGCAGAGCATCCCCAGTAACCCATCCGAATTAGTCATCAGGTTTATCGTGTTCGTAGACTCGCCTGAGCTTGGATAGAAGTGCTGGAAAGCAGCAGTAGACTGATTCTCGGAGACGACCCAATAATCATCCTGATCACCATCCCCGGTGTTCGTGTCCAGCAGCTTCCCGGTGGAGGTGCTCACCCGGTAGATGGCCTCCCCGTTCACGCCGCTGATGTTCTTCACCCAGACGTAGAGCACGTTCCCCGAAACCGTCATGCCACGCACCTGCCGCGTGGATGAAGTCAACTGGACGCTGGGCATCCCTGAACTAGTCCAATCCAGCGAGACCGTCATGGCCTTGTTCACTTGCCGGATGATCAGCTTGTGAGAAGCGTCGAGTGTCGCGACGTACCCGAATCCGTCATCGCCCCAGGTACTGAGGTTGAAGACCTCCGTGCTGACGCCCCCGTCAGATCCCTGCTGGGCCCCGTCAGCATCCACCATCAGGAAGGAGCCATCCGTTGACTCGTTCATGATCGAGTGACCCTTCCCCGAGAGTGGGGTCAGATCGGACCACGCGAGGTGGTTGATGTCCTGGATCCTTCTCTTACGCGCCTCCGACCACATGCGACCCGGGTTGTACTTCGACAGCCCTGGCCGCTGACCTCCACGAGACCTGCCACTGGACTCGGAGTTCAGCGTGCTCCCGGTATCAGGCGATGACGCTGGGAAGGGACGTACATTCTGCGCATCGACCGTGGTGTGGTCTGGCTGAAGTTCGTAGGGGCCACCCTCGTGTATCCCGTTGAACGGGAAGGCCATCGTGTAGACACTCGGCTGGCGAGGCATCCATGCTCCCTCTTGGCACCATTAGATGCTCGCTACGAAGACTTCGATATCCACTACAGCCGACCCAGTTGGCTTGACCTGAATGGTCACGACATCCAGCATCGTCCCGAAACTTGGGCTAGCGTCGGCCTCGATCAGCATCAGATCGTCTGGACAGCCAAGGATGTAACTCTCACCGGCACGAAGTGCGACCATGAAAGATGTCGCTGATGCCACCATCGCAACCTCGACTGCTTCGGTGTCATCCAGATTCGTGACACGAATGTACTTGACGTTATTTACGTCCAGGGCACCTGCTGCGCCGTGTACGTCAGCGTTGAATGTGAGCAACGTCGTTGTGTTGCCGTTTACGCAACTGACGATCCTCTTCATCACCTCGTTGACCGAGGAATAAGTCAGGGTCGTCTCAGCACCCTGGTCCCGGCCATTGAGCTTGATCGTCTCGGTGATCTTCACCGTCATGGTCGCTGCTGTCACCGTGCTGGTCATGCGACAGTCACCTCTTCATAGACGAGGAAGCCAGCGACAGCTGT